ATTAATAAAGCACTTATTAATGTTTTTGCTGAAAACAAACAAGCTACAGAAGCGGATTGTGTAGAAGCATTGACACCGGTTGTAAAAACTCCTGAGCATGCCGTTAGTTATACAAAAAGTTATTACAAAATGCTTTTTGCAGTAGCAAATGGTCTTACAGCTCTTGAAGTTCTTACTCAACTTGCGAAAACTGATGATTAATGTTTCAGTTAGTTAGAGACATAGAAGTTTTTGATAAAATTTCTGTAAACCCTTCTCTTCCACTTTTTTGTGACACAGAAACGTGTGAAGAGGAGGGTTTATCGTCAGGCGGATTATACGGCAAAATAAGATTAGTTCAGATATACCAAGAAGAGTGGGAAAATGCAATTCTTTTTGATTGCTTTTTCATTCCGCTTGAGAAGGTTTTGAACTTAATTAAGCCTTGTAAGCTTGTATTTCACAATGGGGCTTATGATCTGCATACTATTAATTTAAAAACTAAAACAACTTGGCTACCAAAAAATGTTGATGATACTTTATATTTATCGAGATTGCAGTATTTCACTAAGCAAAAATTTGGATTTTATGATTGCTTAGAATATGCCGGACTTGCAGATAAGCTTATAAAAAGTATTAATAAAAAAGAAGAACAAAAAAGTGATTGGGGAAAACCCTTATCAAAACAACAAAAAACATATGCAGCTGCTGACGTTATTTACTTGCATCTTTTATATAATAAAGTAAAAAGTAAAGCTAAAACAACTGTGTATCAGTTAGACATTCAAAATTTAAAGCATGCAATAAATTATTCTCGTAACGGTATGCCAGTAAATCAAAAAACTGTTTTAGAATATAAAAAGAAATACATGAATAGAATGGAAGATTTGTTAGAAAAGCTTCCTGTAAATCCAAACTCACCAAAGCAATGTTGTGAATATTTAGGAACATCGTCTTCGAATATCGAAGTTCTAACTGAAATGATGTATGATGGAAATCAGCGTGCAAAAGATATTCATGATGCAAGACATTGTTCAAAATCTCTTACTTTTTTGAATACTTATGACAGACCTTTTATAAAAGGGTTTTTTCAACCGTGCGCTGCTATCTCAGGGAGATTTTCATGCACAGGTGGACATTCATATTCTCATGCAAATTTACAACAAATGCCAGAAAAACTGCATGGAGTTATAGAAGCACCAAAAGGTAAAGTTATAATTTACAAAGATTACTCTGGACTTGAGTTGAGAATGGCAGTAGCATATACGGGTGAACCGATGATGGGTGCACTAATGCGATCTGGAAAAGACATGCACACTGAAACTGCTAAATTTATATTTAATAAGGAAGAAATTTCAGACTTAGAAAGAACTATGACAAAAGTATTTAATTTTTCGTTAATTTATGGGTCAGGAATAAAAACAGTCCAAGCAACAATTTACAAGTGGACAGGCAAAAGAATGCCATTTGGGGAAGTAAAATCATTAATAAGTAAATGGTTCGATATGTATGATTATTTTGATCAATGGCACACTATGCATAAAAATCAATTAAATATATATGGTTATGTAGATATTGAAACTGCATTGGGAAGACACATAAGAACGTATAAATTAACTGATTCATTAAATTTTCCAATACAAGGATCTTCAGTTGAAGTGCAAAAAACTGGATTAGGTCTTTTATTTAACAGATATCCAGATGTTCATTTAATAAATACGATACATGATTCTAATATTTTATTAGCCAACGAAGATGAAGCAGAAAAATGGGGAAATAGACTAAGTGAGTGCATGGTTGAAGCTTGGCATTATGTAATACAAGACTTGGCTGATCCTGAAATTCCAATGCCTCATGGGTTTGACTCTGGCCCAGTTTGGATTTTTCATTAAAATAGATGTACAAATAAGTTAAAATAAGTTATAGTGATACTTAATAATGACTTTTAAAAGAAAAAGGAGTAAGTATGTGTCCAAACAGATTAAATTTTGATCATGAAGAATGTTCAATTCTTCTTAGAAAAAATTTTATGTACAATAATGACGGAACATTGACAAGAACTAACTGTATGAGAGATTGAGATAATACTAATACAATTGGTAAAGTATATAAAAATGATAAAAATAATAAAAAAAAAGAATCTGTTAATATAGGCATTTATGGTCTTAGTTTGCATCAAGCAATTTTTATTTATCATCATGGGTATTTGCCAGAAATGATAGATCATAAAAATAGAGATCATTATGATGATAGAATTGAAAATCTTAGAGAATGCACAAATTCTCAAAATCAAATAAACATAAAAAAGAGCCAAGGTAGCACAGACATACGAGGAGTTGATCGCATTGGAAAAATGTATAGAACAAGAATGTCATGGGGCGGCAATAGAAAAGTGTATGGAACTTTTAAAACTTTAGAGCAGGCAGCAAGAACTAGATTACAAGCTGAAAGAGAAGTTGATTTTGTAGCCTGGGCAGGCCAGTCTTCAGCTCAAGAGTGGTTATCTAAAAATTCTAAAATAAAAGTTTATATTTGCTCTGGATTTTTTAATGACGATCAGAATAAAAAATTAGCAGTTATGCTTAGAGAATGTAAAAAAGTTAATCTCAATGTGTATAGTCCACGTGATGATTTTCTGTATGTTCCTGGAAAAACTGATCCTCAAGATGTTTTTGATGAAAATATATCTCAAATGTTACAATCAGATATGTTACTTGTGTCAACTGCAGGAAAAGACATGGGAGCACTCTGGGAATGCGGATATGCATTTGCTAATAAAATTCCTTTAGTATTTTATTATCCAGACAAAGGAATTTTTAACTTAATGTTATCACAGTCTGCCACTGCTGTCTTGACTTCAGCTAAAAAACTATACAAATATCTTAAAATTATTCAGGATACAAATGTAATTCATAAACTCAAATACATAGGAGCAATAGAGTAATGGAAATTGACGAATATTATAATAAAATTTATAGATTATCATTTATTAATAGATATACTAACATTATTCGTGTTAGAAATGAAGATGTAGCTCAACATTCATTTTTTGTTGCAGCTATTGTTTTAAAATTACATGATAAATATGAGTTTAATCTAGGAAAAGCTCTTCAAGCAGCTGTTTGTCATGACATTACTGAAGCAGACTTAAGTGATGTAACTCATGATGTTAAACAAGACAATCCGGGATTAGCAAAAGAAATTTCTATAGCTGAAATTAAAGCTATTAAAAACTATCCTCAGGCTGTTCAAGACGGTTTTTCTGAGTTCGAAAATCCAAGCTCTATACACGGAAAAATTGCCAATTTAGCAGATGTTATTCAAGTTCAACAATACATAAATTCTGAGATTTCATTAGGAAACTCTAATGTTGAAAATATACGCATAGAGTCTTTGCATCGTAAAGATCAATTAGAAAAGGAGCTTAAATACTGTGAGCGACGTACAAAAAACAATTGATGACAGACAGGCAATCTATGGTGATTATTGTATAGCTGTTGGATTAAGAACAACAATCATGGATGCAATTAAAAAATATCATAAAGAAATTAGAGGTAAAGAGATGGAACAAGAAGATTCTTTATTTTTATGTGATATTGTAAATAAGCTATGTAGGTTAGCTGCGACACCATCGCATGAAGATTCATGGGAAGATGTTGCAGGTTATTCAATAAACATAAAACGATATTATAAGGAGAAAAACAATGCCAATCAATAATGAATTACAAGACTTAGATTCACCAGTACCGATGAAGTGGAAAGAAAAACCTGAAACTATATTTTTAGACAATTTACATGCACTTGACGTACGATTGCTAAGTGCTCCTTCATACACTGAATTATTGAGTTATATTCCTGCTTGGGGAACTGCGACATGGAATGATAAACCTCATGATAATTTCACTTTAGAAGAACGTGAAAAAGTAGTTCAAGATATGTTTGATGGAAATATTTTACCTTCAGCAATGGAAACTGTTGGCTTAACTTTTTTAATCTCAAATATCGATCTTGTTGATGTTACACATCTAATTAGACACAGAACTATGTCATTTTCAGCGATATGCACTGGTGACAGAGATCTTCGACATGATGGCTGTTTGGTAAAACCTGCTATTAACAAAAGTCCTGAGTTTGAATCACGGTATATAAAACTTGTAGCAGAATCAAAACAACTGTATGCTGACATGGTAGATTCAAAAGAAATTTCGATATTAGATGCAAGAACTATTTTACCCAGGTGCTTAGAACATCATTACTATGCCAGAGTAAACTTAAAAGATGCTTTAAACTTTATTAAACAAAGATCTGATAAGCAAATAGATCCAGAAAGTAATAATATTATAGCACTAAAAATGTGGATTGAAATAGTAAGACAATATCCAAAAATTAAAAATTTAATTGATTTTTCTAAGCCTGATTTTTGGTATGTTCACACAGCTCCCACTGGTAGATCAAGCAATATGTATATGCCAGAAGATCGCAATGATGTATTTGAACACAAAGAACAGTGGTTCGTGTATAAAAATAAAAGATCAGAAATGGCCGGTGGCGCTGTCTTTGTAGAATTATGGAATAGTTTAATAGAGGAGCTCAATGCAATCACTGATTAAAAAAATACAGGAAGAAAGACGAGTCTGGTCAGAAAAAAATTTTCCTGACCAGACTACTTGGCAAATGCTCCTGGGAATAGTAGAAGAAGTTGGAGAACTTTCTCATGCTCATTTAAAAGAATCACAGCATATTAGAACAACTGAAGATCATGAAGAAAAAGCTAAAGATGCTGTTGGTGATATTCTTATATTTTTATTAGGATATTGCTCTCTTAGAGGATTTGATGTTGAGAAAATACTCAAAGAAACCTGGGATGAAGTAAAAAAACGAGATTGGAAAAAGCATCCAGAAAAGGGATTATGATAAATACTACGAATAGCAATAAAGATTTTCAAAAGTTTGAAACTTGTGATTATAATTTACATTGGAGTTGGTCTAATTTCTTTAGACATATTGCAGTGTGCAATGCAATGCTAAAATTAAATACTGGAGCAGAAGTTCTTGAAATAGGAGCTGCAGATTCTCCAATAAGCGATATGCTTAAAACTAACTTTAGTAAACATTTTAAATTTACTAAAACAGATATTAATCCAAAATACAAGTATACTCATGAAATTTTTGATGTAGCTACTCACGGCTTAGCAAGATACGATTATAAATCTTTTAACTGCATCATTTTTACTGAAGTTATTGAGCACATTGACAAATCACTCCACAAGTTTGTTCTTAAAGAATGCGTTAAAGCACTAAAGCCCGGCGGATTGCTATTGTTAACTACCCCGACTCCTCAAAAACCAGATGAACAACTGGTATGGCCTGAAGATCATTCATTTGAATATTCTATTAATGAATTAATAACTTTAGTTGAAAAATATTTTTATGTAGAAAATATAATGCCATGGAGTATGCATAAAGCAGACTATGATGAAGAATTCTCTGATCTTGACTTAAATTTATTAATGCCAGAATCTTTTATCAGAGCTGCGTGCAGTTTAATATGCAACCCTAAAAAAGCAAGACAAATTTTTATGATTTGTAGAAAGGAATAAAAATGGAATTAATAAAAATAGTGCATGAGCTCAGAAAAGCTCAAGGAACAAATGCGAAGTTAGATATTCTAATGCTGCATAAAGACAATGATATGTGGAAAACTTTTCTTTTATACACGTATGATGAACGACTTTCGTATGGAGTGTCTGCTCCACAAACTTTTGATTTTGATCTCAAGATTATAGACGCTAATATGTTTTTTAAATTAGATAAACTTATCTCTAGAGAACTCTCTGGCAATGATGCTAAAAATCTTGTAACAATTTTGTCACACGTATACGGAGAGATTCCGCGACTTGTCTTAGGCAGATCTGTAAAAGCTGGAATTTCTATTAAAACTATCAATAAAGCTTATGACAATTTCATACCTGTATTTGAAACTATGAAAGGAAAAGACGTGCCTTTTGGCGAATTTCCGATGTTAGGGTCAATTAAGTATGACGGATGTAAAGTTTTTGTTGAAGTTACAAAAGATGAAGTCAAAATAATGTCGAGCTCTGGAACAGAGTTCTTATGGGAAGACCTTAAAAAAGAATTTAGCACTGCAATGTACGGAGTTTATGAAGGTGAGTTAGTATACAAAAATGGTAAATTAAAAGATAGATCTGTGATTACTGGAAAATTAAATAGTTTACTTGCAGGAAACTTACCTGATATGTCATTTTGTTATTTTAAAATTTATGATTTTATTGAGCTTAGTGATTGGGTAACTAAACAAGGAACAATTTCTTTTATAAACAGGCACTTCAGTCTAAAGGCTCAGTTTGAAACAGGATTCCAAGATTCTGCTATAGTTAAATTAGTTGAGCAACATGTTATGATGTTGCAAAAAGATGCTGAAAAATTCTACGAAGAGTTAATTTTATCAGGATATGAAGGAGCCATGTATAGGTATTCAGAAGACGTATACATGTGGACAGGAGAAAAAAGAACAGAACGTCTTAACAAGAAAAAGTCTATACGCAGTTGTATTTTAACTTGTGTTGGTGTCAAACCACATTCTAATCCTCACAAAGGAATTGTTGGTAGTTTAATTTTAGAAGGAACAATAGTCGATAAATTAGTGGGAGAAGTTTTTGTAAAAGTTTCCACTGGTAGTGGCTTGAGCAAATTTGATATTAATAGTGAACCTGAAAGATACTTAGGTGAACAAATAGATATGTCATATAATAGTGTAACTAAGACAGAAAACGGACGATCCCTATTTCTTCCAAGATTCAAAAGAATTGTAAAATGATAGAATGTGTAACAATATCAATAGCTTACACTATTTATGCTATTTTCTAAAATCCCAAGATCTCTCCAGATTAACGAGGATCATCATAGATTAACATGAAAAAAGACCTTTATTATCCTATTGATAATTTTTTAAAGTTAAAATATGAAGATCCTCGTTAATGGCAAAAAATAAATATTTAAGGAAAAAATAAATATATACATTTCTGTATTAATTTGATAAAATTAATACAGTTAAAAAATTAAACTGCAGTTCTTAACATTTGTTTATTTATTTGTTATATTTTTTTTTATTTTAATGCAAGAAAATTTACTATGAGATATCTTTTAAAAAACCATAGAAAGCTTATAGAAAAGCTTTTAGTATCAACGCTTAAAGAAGAATGCGAATGGTGTGATTTTTCTTTGTGTCCTCGTCATCTGTGTGTTTTTTACAATACTTCAATAAATTTTAAAAATTTATTTACTTTTTATCCTCCTATGTATAAACACTGGATTTACTATTTTATGCATAATCCTTATAAAAATTGGTCGTTTCCTGATGAAACCCCGGGCAAATGGCATATTCACCACTTAGACAACGATCACTATAACGATGAAAAAGAAAACCTCGTGATGCTGCTTAATGCTGATCATACAAAACTTCACACTAAAAAGTATTTTAGTGGTGATGAACGCCCTTCAGATCTCAATCGAATAATGAAAAATCCAAACTATTGCGTTTTTTACTTATAAGTAAAACTGCGCTACAGAAATAAAAGTGAAAAAAAGATTAAAAAAAGATTAAAAAGGGTGTACAAGCTGGTTTTAACTTGATAAAATGTATCTATAAGTTAATTAAATACTTTAAAAAGGAGATACACGATGACAAAAATAATCGAAATACACGGAAATCAAGCAATCATCGAAAAATCTGGAAAATTTTGGATTTTTGAGGACGCTAATGGTAAAACTACAAAATGTGCTACAGTTGCAAAAGCAAAAATTGCTTTCAAAAAATTTTTAAAATCAGATGTGAACTAACCCATAAATTAACCATATTTTAAGGAGATACACGATGACAAAATTAAACGCAGAAAACACAATGACAGAAATCGTAGAAGCATACAATTCTTTAACAGATCTTAAAGTTAAAAAATTTACTAACAAAACTATCGGATTAGAAAGACTTGCTAAACTTCAGGCGCAAGTTGACGCAGAGTCTGACGACTTCGTATCTCAAGTTTTAACTGCCCTTGAAAATGCCGGAGCTCTTACTGCTGTAAAAGAAGTTAATATAGCATTGCCAAACGGGCTTTATGTTCCTGATAAAAAAGCTATAATTGAAGATACTTTCGAAGAGTCATACGTCTCGACTGTTGGAAAAGATTACAAATTAATTCAAAATAGAGAACTTTTTACTGAGTTTGCTAATGTTCTAAAAGAAAGTAAACTTGATGCTACCGGCATGATAGTCACCCCTACAGTAACTAAATCTAGATGCTTTGTTAAATTTCAATTTCCTGCGCACAGGATCGAAATAAGAGAAAATGATTATGTTAATCTTATGATTACTGCTAAAAATTCTTATGACGGTTCGATTAGATTCACATTAGACATAGGTGGATTTAGACTATTATGTTCTAATGGCATGGGAATTGGTGCTTATACTAATGTGTATTCCAACAAGCATTCAAAAGGATTTTCTCATAGTAATATGGCTAAATATTTAGAAACTGCAGTTGAAGTTTTTACATCAGCCGGAGCTGAATGGGTTAAAATGACAAATCGTAAAGTCAATGAAGAAGACGTTTTAGAAGTTCTTAAAATAATGACTGATAGAAAAACTGATCTTAATTACAATGAAATTCTTGAAGGTAAAAACACAACATTAAAAGCTGCTTTGATTCGTTTTGAAAACTACAGAGCTGAAATGGGAATGAATCAGTTTGCACTACTGAATGCAGTCACCCACTTAGCTACTCATGTAGAAAGTAAAAATGGCGGAGACTTAGTTGTTCTGATGATTTGTAAAAATAAATTAAGAGATAAAGCAGTTAATTCTGAACACTTTAAAAAATATCATAAGGCAGCTTAATTGATTCGCAATCAGAACAAATCCCTCGAGTTTTTGCTCGAGGGATTGATTGCAATAATTAGCGCAGGCTATACCAATTTGCTGGGAGGGCTTTAACAGCCTTTAAAGAACCAGATAAAAATCAACCCTTGGGTGATATAGTCCAATTTTAGAAGGAGAAAAAATTGGGAGGTGACTTATGCCAACGGATTAAAAATCCCCTCAGGGCTCGGACAAAAACAAAACTTACCGAATAGGTTAAACTTGTTGCTCGAAGCGGGTCCGGGTCCTGCGAGTACTTTTAATTAACTAAAGGAGGAAAAATGATATATTCCAGAGAAATAAAAGCAAAAAAAGAAGGAAGATGGGAAGGCTTCTGGTGGGGTGTGATCACAACAACAATTTTATGGACTGCCTTCGCAGTTCTTTTTGGAGTTTAAGATGATAATAGCAACGCTATTTATAGGGATCGGTGCGGGACTTATATGCGGTTTAAAAATAGAGGTTAAGGAGGTAAAGAAATGAGACTAAAATGTGACACTTGTTTAAAAGTTGTAACAATAACAGGTGTGCCGGAAGGCTACACAAGAAAAATTTGTATAGCAGGTTGTTGGGATGAGAAAGCTAAAAAAGAGCTTAAATCTTTATTGTCTGACCCTTGGGAAGACTGCGAGTATTATAAGGAGGAAAAATGTTCATAACAATAAACTTAAGTAAAACAGTGGTTAAGAAGCTTGACGCCTGCATCGCAGCAGTAAATAAAGCAGCAAATAATTGTGGTTTTATGGAGATATCACCTCTGGTGGACGTTGTGGACATTCTTGAAGAGCTTAAAGAAGCTGTGGATAAAGGAGCGCCTTTGGAGGCAAAGATAAAAGGAGCGGGCTTATGAAAAAGAAATATGATTTTAAAGCAATGTCGACAAAAACAGAGAATACATCACAACAATCAGACTCCCAGACAAGGAGAAATAAGATGCTTTACTTATGTATTTGCGGATGCACCTGTCACCGGGAGGATTTAATTTATATAAGAGCAAACAAGAAGAATGATATTTTACCTGAGTATAAGCGCCTGGCATGCCCTGAGCACAGGGCTTATATTTGTGGGAGAGAAATAATCTGCAGCAACAAGAGCTGCGGTAAGAAATTCTCAGTCAATACCACTCAGGGCTCAGCTCCTAAGACATGCCCTACCTGCCAGGCTGCTAACCTGGCAGATAACAATAAATCTTATTATAAAGGGAAAAAACAAAAAGTGCCAAGGCGCAAACTAACTGAAGAAG